TTCCTTTTTTAGTTGATGAACATTCATGCTCATAATTACATTGACATTTAAGAACACTAAATAACTTAACATCGTTTGGTTCTGCGTGTCCGGGTAGGCGTGGGAGATTAAGGTCCGGGCATTACTCCTTTAGTAATATGGCAAAAGAATTCGCAAAACAATTTTATAATTCAGCAATATGGAACAAACAGAGGGAGTACATCCTGAAGAGGGATGGGTATACTTGTACAGAAAAAGATTGTCAAAACATTGCAACAGAAGTTCATCACATAATTGAATTGAATCAATACAACATCGATGACCCAAACATATCTTTGAATGAAAATAATCTTCGAAGTTTATGTCATGATTGTCATACTAAAATAACTTATCAAATGAAACATCACACAAAGGATGCAGATGTACTACCAAGGATAGGGTTCGATGCCAATGGTTTTCCGATTGAATTATAAATTTATTTTATTTATTTCGGTTGGCATTAACCGCCCCCGGATTCCTTTTCAAAAAAGGGTCGGGCGGAGACCGGTGGGAGGTCTCATCTCTATCCGGACGAAGGGTTGCGTGCATCCCCCAGGGGAACAGGGAGAAAAATGACAATGGAAAAAGCAGAATATGTAAAAAAATATAAGAGTTTTTATCGGGAAATTCCGAAGAAAAACAAGAAGAAAGCCGAAGAATTGATTGACAAGCTTGCAGATGTCTTGATCATGATGCAAGAGTGCAAAAATCATATCGATTCTGAAGGTTGCGTAACTGAAATGGACCAAGGCAAGTACAAAATCGACAGGGAAAATCCCTATTCCAAGGTCTATGACAGCAAAGTAAAATTAATGATAAGTATAATTGAAAAATTAGATAAAATGCTTCCTGATTCGAAGACAGAGACTGTTGCAAAAGCTGGCGAGAACCTTGCCAAGCTTGTTGCAAAAGGCAGACCGGTTGAATTACGTTAAAGAGTATTATCAGCAGATTGAATCAGGTAAAATTGTAGTATGTGAAGAAATCAAAAGCATATATAAAAGAATGGTTGAGGAAATGGAGACATCAAGCAAAGATGATTCATTTCCTTTTTGGTTTAGTGAAGAATCAGGGCAGTATGTAATTGATTTTATCGAAGCATATTGCAAGCACTACCAGGGTGATCTTGCTGGTCAGCTTGTAAGATTGGAGCTGTTCCAAAAAGCATTCATTCAATGTTTGTTTGGTTGGTTGGAACGCGACACCAACAGAAGAAGATTCAGAGAATATTTCTTTGAAGTCGCAAGAAAACATGGCAAATCATTTTTAAGCGGATGCATTGCTGTGTATATGCTGGTTGCCGATGGTGAACAAGGCGCGGAGATATATTCGGCTGCGACAAAATTAGATCAAGCAAAAATTATATACAATGCTGCAAAGAATATTATTGACCAGAGTGAAGACCTTCGAGCATTAGTAAAATCAACAAGAGAAGGACTTTCATTCAAGTTAACCAGGTCAATTGCAAAACCGCTTCCGAATGAATCAAAATCATTGGATGGTTTAAATATTCACTTCGCTGCACTTGATGAAATACATGAGCAAAAAGACAGAAATATGTATGATGTCTTGCGTCAAGGTATGAAGGCAAGAAAACAGCCTTTAATCGGTTGTATCACAACATCGGGATTCCGGCGAGAAGGCTTATACGATTCACTTCACGATTATGCAGTGGAGGTGGCAAAAGGAAATATTAAAGATGACAGAATGTTTCCTGTAATATATAAGCTCGATAAAGTTGAAGAATGGCAAGATCCAAAATGCTGGAGCAAAGCAAATCCCGGTCTTGGAACGATAAAAAGTTATGTCCAGTTAGCAGACGATGTGGAACGAGCAAGAAATGATGCTTCTTATCTTCCAACATTGCTGGTTAAGGACTTTGACATGAAGCAAAACGAAAATTCTGCTTGGCTCCCAATGGCCACAATCATAAATGAGAATGTGGCGGATATGGAGTATTTAGAGCACAGCTATAGTATAGGCGGATGCGATTTATCAAGCACATTGGATTTGACCTGTGCTAGTTTATTAATCCAAAAGCCTAATGATGAGAATCTTTATATATTGCAACAATACTTCATTCCGCAAGCAAAGGCGGACGCAGTTGAGCAGAGCAACGCAAAAGAAGCGCCATATAAATTATGGGCCGAAAAGGGATGGTTGACTATATGCGAAGGTGCATCAGTTGACTATCATGCAGTGACAGAATGGTTTGTAAAAATGGTTGAAGAGCATGACATCAGACCATTGTATATATGCTATGACAGAGCATTGGCCGGATATTGGCAAGAAGAGATGGCTGAATATGGCTTTGAAATGGAAAAAATTCCACAGGGACCTATCACATGGACATATCCAATGAAGTCACTTGAAGGAATGCTAATTGAAAAGAAGATTGTATATCAAAACAATCCCATTTTACGCTGGTGCCTCTGCAACACAGCAAAGAAAAGTTTGAATTCAGACGGAATCGAATCGATTCAGCCTGTAAAAATACAAAGTAGTAGAAGAATTGACGGAATGGTATCACTTTTGAATGCTTACACAGGATATCTGAAGCATCAGGAAGAGTTCATACCATACTTGAGGTGATCATGAGTTTTTTAGACATTTTTAGACCGCTTAGATCTGTCACAACAAAGAAATGGAAAGAGCTTGGCAGCTATCAGGCTACATTCAACATCTTTGGAAATGACCCATACAACAGCGCGTTAGTAAGAGCCTGTATTAGACCATTAGCAGAATTGTCAGGCAAAGCAGAAGCAAAATGTGCAGACAAACAGCTTGAAAGAGTTTTGAATAACAGACCGAACATATATATGAACGGGGTAGAAATGCTCAAAAAAGTCAGAACAAGACTTGAATTGTTAAACACTGCTTTTGTTTACATTCAAAGAGATAACAGATTAAAAGTAGTTGGTCTTTATCCAGTGCCATATAGATATTTTGATGCAATCGAATATGCAAATGGCCTGTTTATCAAGTTTTATTTTGAGAGTGGGGACACATTAACACTTCCCTGGGAAGATTTGGCAGCAGTCCGAAAAGATTATAACAAATCAGATATAAGCGGTGATGACAACAACGCAATCATAGCAACTCTTGAATTGCTTCACACAGCAGATCAGGGATTGGCTAATAGTATCAAGTCAACAGCAAACCTTCGAGGGATCCTTAAATCTACTAAGGCAATGTTAGCACCTGAAAAGATAAAGGAACAAAAAGATAAATTCGTTGAAGATTATCTCAATTTAGACAACGCTGGAGGTATTGCATCTCTTGATTCAACTCAAGAATTCACACCAATCAATCTGAATCCAAAATCAGCAACACAAGCTGATAGAAAAGATATCAGAGAAGATGTATTCCGATATTTTGGTGTTAATGACGATATCGTGATGGGAAATATAAAAGCAGAGCAGTTAGAGAATTTCTATCGCTTAAGAATTGAGCCATTTTTAGTTGACCTTGCAAGAGAATTAACTTCAAAAATTTACACAGGCAAGGCGGCAGCAGTTGAGAAGAATGTCATAGTTTTTATGCCAGACATTGGTGCATTTATGACAATGAATCAAAAGTTGGAGTTGTTTAGTACTGTTGCTTTATATGGTGGTGTGACTATAAATGAATGGCGTAAGTTGATGGGTTACGCACCAATTGAAGGTGGTGACACACCGATAAGAAGACTTGACGCTGATTATATAAACGGAAATGAAAAGCCAAGAGTTGGCAATGAGTCAGTTGGCACAGAGCCGGAGGAAGATGAGGAAGAAGATGGAAAAGAAGATGAATAAATTCTTTGAGTTTGAGGTACGAGCCGAGAACAGCAAAGAACATGGAAATTATATAACAGGAAGACCGATAGTATTTGAAGCTCCCACAGATATGGGAGGATATTTCCAAGAGATTATTGACAGAAACGCACTTGCGAACACAGATCTTCGCGATGTGCGTTTTTTAGTTGGTCATAACAGCTCAATGATTCCATTAGCAAGAAGCAGACGCAATAATGCTAATTCAACAATGCAGATGGAAATTGATGTACAGGGTATGGCAATCAGAGTTGATTTAGATACTGAGAACAACTCTGATGCAAGAGCATTACATAGTGCTACCAAGCGCGGAGATATTTCCGGAATGTCTTTTGCGTTCATAGTAGATGGCGAGGTTTGGGAAAATATGGATACAGATTATCCGACACGCAGAATCACAAGTATTGCAAAAGTGCTTGAGGTATCAGCAGTTGCTTTTCCGCAATACGAGCAGACTTCACTCGAAGCGAGGGCAGCCGAAGCATTGGAGAATGCCAAGGCATCTTTGGAGAAAGAGAAAACCAAAGCAAGATGTGAAGCATTAAGAACCGAAATCAGAGGACTAATCACAGGAGGAAATAAAAATGCAGATTAGTGAAATGACTATGGAAGAGGTAGAAGCAAGACTTGCTGAAATCAATTCCGATATCGCAACACGTTCAGATGAGACAGAACTTGCAGAACTTAAAGCAGAAGTTATTGAACTCAATGAACGCAAAGCAGAACTTGAAGAGTTCGCAAAGAGACAGGCAATAGCACAGCAGTTAAATGACGGAAGTGCAGAGCCACAGAATATTATCACAAGAAATGAGGGCAAAACAATGGATAAGATTGAAGTAAGAGATAGCCTTGAATATGGCAAGGCATTCCTTAAGGGTATTAAGTCAGATGACTATACCGAAGCAAGAGCTTTATTAACAGACGCAGTAGAAAATGGACAGATTCCTGTTCCTACTCTGCTCGACAACGAAATCCGTAACGCATGGGAAGAGAATCAGGTACTTTCTCTTGTTAAGAAGACACAGTACAAGGGAGATGTAAAGGTTATCTTTGAAGTATCAGCAACAGGAGCTGTTATCCACGTTGAAGGAACAACAAGACCTGACGAGGAAACACTTGTACTTGGTTCAGTAACACTCAAGAATGCTAACATCAAGAAATGGATCACAATTTCAGATGAGGCTATTGAAGGAACAACAGTTGACACAGTTGGATATATCTACAGAGAACTTGCACAGAAGATTGCTGAAAAGGCTGAAGAAGACATTATCACTAATATCGTTAACGCACAGGAAACAACCGACAAGACACATCCTGGAGTACAGGCTTTGTCGCAGAATCCAGCAGTTGATACAGTACTTAACGCAGTTGCACTTCTTTCAGGAGCAGCAAAGAATCTCCACCTTCTCATGAATAGACAGACATATCCAGCATTTGTTAAGTTAGCACTTGAAGCTGGTTACGCAATTGATGTGTTTGATGGTCTTAAGGATAAGACAATTTTCACAGATAAGCTTCCGGCATTTAGCGCAGCATCAAACGGAGATACATATTTTATCGTTGGTGATTTTGGCTATGGATATCAGGCAAATATGCCAAACGGAAACAACATCACAATCAAGAGAGATGATATCTCACTTTCAGAATATGATCTTGTAAAGATTGTTGGAAAGCTTTATTGCGGACATGGAGTTGTTGCACCAAAGGCATTCACAAAAGGTAAGAAAGTAACAGGTTAATTTTATGAAGATCACAGTCCTTAAATCCTTCATTGATAAGGTCGACAACAAGACCGAATACAAAATCGGTCAGGTGTTGGATATAACCGATGCTGATAGAGTCAAGGACTTGGTTGGCAGAGGATTAGCAAAGGCAGAGGAAGAACCAAAGCCTGAAAAGAAAGCTGTTAAAAAGACAGCATCTAAATAGCTTAAAGGGGCGCATACTTATTCGGCTCGGGTGTGCGCTCTTTTATTTTTAAGAGTCGGAGGGTAATAAAATGACGGAACTTGAAAAAGCCATTGCGAGAGCTTTGAGATTATCGGATACGGCAGCAGAACTGTTGTTGGACGAGATAAAAAGAAATATAGAGACTGCAAAAGCAGAGTTGATTCGGTCGGGTGTAGCTGAATCGGTGGTTGATACAGAAGGACCTATGATTGTTGATGCAATTATAAAATTCTGTCAGGCCAACATGAGCGATGAAGACGAATATGAAAAGTATATGAATGCTTTCATGTATCAGCAAGAAAATTTGAGGAAGAGTTAATGCGAAACAAAGTTATTAATTTGGTTTCTAAAATCACGCAGAAAGACAAATACGGAGTCGGAAGAACTGCCGAGACAATAACCGGACCAATCTTTGCGGAAGTGAAGTCGGCCGGTGCTTCGGAATGGTTCGAAGGTGGACGCAATGGATTGAATCCACAATATGCGTTCACAATCCGTAAGATTGATTATTGTGGTCAGATGACTGTTATCTATTCAGGCATCAGATACGCAGTATATCGAACCTATGTGAAGGGAGACCAGATTGAGCTTCATACGCAAAAAGAGATGGGAGCCTAAATGCTTAATCTGACAACAGAACTGAAAAGCATATTGACGGATTACACAGACGAGTGCGTTGAAGTTGTCATGGAAGAACTTGACAAAGTTGGAAAAGAAGCAGCCAAAGATTTGAAGAGCGCCGGAACATTCAAAAGCAGAACGGGCGCATATCGGAGAGGCTGGACTTCGGAAGACGAGCGCAGCAGAACTTATGGTAGTGTAACTGTCTACAACAAGAAGCGCTATCAATTAACGCACCTGTTGGAATATGGTCATGCCAAAAGAGGTGGTGGCAGAACAAGAGCATTTTCCCACATTGAAGCTGTTAACAAGAAAGCACAAGAGAATGCAATTTGCGAAATAACTCAAGCAGTTAAGAGGTTATCAAGATGACATATCAAGAGATTCATGAAATGTTAGACGGAATATCGCCTGATATTCCCGTAACATATTATCAATGGAATGAAGGAGAAGTCCCGAGCCTTCCATATATCATTTTTTATTATCCAAGCAGAGATGATTTCAGCGCAGACAATATTAATTATGCAAAAATCACTCAACTAAACATTGAACTATACACAGACAACAAGGATTTTGATGTTGAGTGTATGGTCGAAGAAGCGTTGGAAAACGCGGACATATTTTACACCAAAGAAGAACAGTACATTCAGGATGAAAGAATGTACGAAATTTTGTATACAACGGAGGTATTAATCGATGGCAAACAAAGTTAAGTTTGGTCTCAAAAATTTATATTATGCTGTTGCAACTATCGCAGACGATGGCACAGCAACTTATGCAACACCTGTAAGACTTCCCGGTGCAGTTTCACTCACAATGGAGCCAGCCGGAGAAAACAGCACATTCTATGCTGATGATATCGCATATTTTACCACAGGCGGTAACATCGGTTACACAGGGAGCATCACACTTGCAATGATTCCTGATTCATTCAGAGCAGAATGTCTTGGCGAAGATAATAGCAATACAGGTGTACTTATTGAAACATCTGACGCATCACCCAAGCCTTTTGCACTTATGTTTGAATTCACAACAGATGAGAATGCTGTTAAGCACGTTTTATATTCTTGTGTTGCAACCCGTCCACAGATCAGTGGAAATACAAAGGGTGAATCTGCTGAAGTTTCAACAGAAACAATAAACATCACAGCTACACCTATTATGAATGCAGCAATGCAGAAGAACATCGTTAAGGCAAAGGCTGACCAGACAGCATCTGCTTACAACACATGGTATCAGTCAGTATATCAGCCTGTTGCGTAATAAGTAAAAAGAAAGAGCCGAGGTAATAAAAATGGAGAGAATAGTCAAGATAGAAGGTAAAGAAGTAGGGTTTAAGGCATCAGCCGGAACTGTACGCGCATACAGAGATACTTTTGGCAGAGATTTACTGCTTGATATGAATCAGTTCGAGAATGAATTGTTGACTACCAAGAGCCTGTCTGTTGAAACAGCACCAATTGCAGAAAATGCGATATGGATAATGGCCAAAGAGTATGACGAAAACATTCCTGATGTAGAGGAATGGCTTGATCAGTTCTCTCCATATTTTATTTATGGAGCCTGTGTGCATTGCATCACAATGTGGAGCGACAATGTAAAACAGCTCAATCATTCAAAAAAAAAATGAGAAAAACGGATCGTGATTGGTCATCAGCCTTATTTCTATTGAGGGCTGTCCAATTAGGTCTATCTATACAAGACTTGAATTCCGTATCAATTGGAATGGTGCTTGATATGTATTCGGAATATGCAAACGATAAAGAAGAATATATCGAATATGCTGACCAAGAAGATATGGATAATTTCTAAAGGTTGAAAATTATGCCAAATAAAAAAATCCAAGGTATTACAATAGAATTAAATGCCGACACAGCCGGTATTCTTGACGGACTTAAAGACATTGACAAGGAATTAAGCAAAACTACTAAAAGCCTTCGTGATGTTGATAAGTTGTTAAAAATGGATCCTGAAAACGTGGTCCTTATGGGACAGAAACAGGAATATCTGGCTAAGGCGATTGAAGAAACAAAGAAACAGTTAGAAGAAGAACAGAGAGTTCTTAACAACTTAAAATCTTCTGATAATGCGGATAAAACTGTTGAACAGCAGAAAGCACTCGAACGTGCAATTGAAGCAACAAAGAAAAAACTTGAAGGCTATGAGAATCAGTTAGACCAGACAGGGCATGAACTGAATGAGGTTGGAAAAGAAACACAGGATGCATCAAGTAAGACTTCTGTTTTTGGTGATGTATTAAAGGCCAATCTTACAAGCGATGCAATCATAAGCGGTGTCAAGGCACTTGCAAATGGAATCAAAGAAGTTGCCAAGGCTAGTCTTGATGTCGGAATGCAATTCGAATCATCAATGTCACAAGTCGCAGCCACAATGGGAATGACTACTGATGAAATCAGAGGTGGTTCAGAAGAGTATAAAAAGCTTGAGAATGCTGCAAAACAAATGGGCGAGACAACAATGTTTAGCGCAAGTGAGGCAGCAGATGCGTTGAACTATTTGGCACTTGCTGGATACGATGCAGACAAAGCGGTTGCAACATTGCCGAAGGTTCTGACATTGGCAGCATCAGGCGGTATGGAACTTGCCACAGCATCTGACATGATTACTGACGCAATGAGCGCGTTGGGAATGTCGGTTGAAGATGTTGACAAGTATGTTGATGAGATGGCCAAGACTGCGCAGAAGTCAAATACATCTGTTCAGCAGTTAGGCGAGGCTACACTTGTCACAGCCGGTGCTGCATCATTAACAGGCCAGAGCCTTGAGACGATGAACACAGCATTGGGTGTTCTCGCCAATAATGGTATTAAGAGCGCCGAAGGTGGTACAAAATTAAGAAACGTATTGCTTTCGTTATCAGCTCCGACAGATAAAGCAAAGACAGCACTTGAGCAGTTAGGTGTTCAGATTTCCGATTCAAACGGAGATATGCGAGACCTCCAGGATATCATGGACGATTTGGCATCATCTCTTGAAGGACTTGGAGATGCCGAAAAGACTGCAACATTAAAAGAGATATTCAACAAGGCTGATATTGGTGCGGTTAATGCGCTGTTAAAATCAACTACAGGTGAATTCGAAGATTTAAGAAAAGAGATTGAAAACGCAGATGGTGCTGCATCTGATATGGCGCAGACAATGCAAGACAATCTCGAAGGTAAATTGACCATCTTAAAGAGTTCACTTGAAGGCCTTGGCATATCTGTGTCACAGGTGTTTGGAGCAACATTCGAAAAAACGATTGAAGGCGCGACAAAGGCTGTTGGAAGGCTTCAGGATTCTGTTAAGAATGGCTCGATGGGTGTGTCACTTCGTAAGTTAGATGATGCGCTTAATAAATTACTCGACAAAGTCATTGATTGGTTAGAAGATGCGCTTCCGGATATAATTGACGGAATCGCAACAATTGTTGACCATGCAGATGATATTATTGCTGTCATTAAAGGTATTGTAGCTGGATTTGTTACACTTAAAACAGCCACCATTGCTGTTAATGGAATATCTAGCGCAATGAAAATATATGCATCGGTTACTAAAGATGCAGAAATCGCTCAAAGAGCATTAAATGTTGCAGCAGATGCTAACCCTTACATATTATTAGCAACAGCAATTGTTGGTGTTGGTGTTGCACTTGGTAATTTGATAAGTGATTTTGCAGAAGCCGAACCTAAATATAAAGAATTAGACGAAGAAGTCAAAAAGCTTAAGGAAGATTCCGAAGCGTTAATGAATTCTATGTCTGAATCAAAAACCAATTATCAAGAAGACACAAAAAGACTTGATTATTATCAGAAGTTAAGGGATGAACTTACAGAATTAAACTCAAAAGAAGAGTTGAATGTAGGTCAAAAAGAACGCTTAAAAGCAATCGTTAACGAGTTAAATGGTGCTTTTGAGGGATTAAACCTTGAAATAGATAACGAAACAGGCAAATTAAAAGATGATACAGAAGCATGGCTGAAAAATATTGATGCACGTATTGCTGCAGCAAAATCAGAATCAGCTATGAAAAGAATTCAAGAACTTACTGACGAGATGGCTGAAGCAGATTATCAGCGCTGGAAAGTTGTTGAAGAGTTGACTATTGCAGAAAGAAAACTTCGCGAAGAACAGGCAAGACTCAATGCTGCAATGAATGGAACGTCAACCGAGGAATATTCTTTCCAGCTTGGTAGGTATCGTGACAATGTAGACGAGCTGTCAGGCTATGTTGAGGATTTAAGAAATCAAGAAAAAGAATGGAACGACCAAACAAAAAACAATGAGACAGAAATACAAAACCTTACCGAATACGTTCATCATCTAACAAAGGCGGTAACAGACAACGCTAGTACTATTTCTGAATCCAACAAAGAGATTGCTGATTCAGGCAATAGTATAAGCACAGTTGCCGGTTATTGCGAAGTTGCTGAAAAATCTTATGAAGAATTAAAAGAAAAAGCGCATGACGCAGTAGAGTCACAGCGAAGTGATTTTGAGAATCTGAAAGACCAGGCAAAAGCAAGCGTTGATGATATCGCAAAGTCATTCGAAAAACAAGCTGAAGGCATAAAGCAATACGCACAAGACATAGCCGAAGCTGAAGCCATAATGAAAGCAGATCCAAGTTCGAAAGGGCTTCTTGAGTATTATATCAAACAAGGTCCTGAAGCGGCAGCAGAACTTGAAGCATTGGTTAAGGCTTTTCAAGATGGTGGAGAAGGTTTACAGAAATTCCAAGAAGCAGTAGCAGCATTTAATGAAACATCAACCTTGATGGAAGGTATGGAGGATTTAAGCGTTGCGCTTGAAACAGGCTATACCGAAGCTGTTGATTTAGCACTTGAAGGATTAAATGAGAAGCTTCCCGAAATTGAAGAAGTATATCAGACTAATTTTGAAAATGTTGAAACAAAGGCTGATGAGCATCGAACAAAGATGACCGAAACTACCACAGGCAGTATTGATGACATGGTGGCAGCAGTCGAAGAGAAATCGGTTGACCTTCAGAATGCTACGGAGCAGATGCTTCTTGACACATACAAAAAGGCAAGAATTGCGATTGGACTTCCGGAAGAAGAGGGAGAAGGACAGAGAGCGCAGAAGTTCTTTGAACTTGGAATGAAGATTGATGAAAGTATTGCAGACGGAATCACAGAAAATGCAGTATTGATTGCGGAAGCACTTCAGAATGCTCTTGACACTTCTGTTGATGGATTAAGTATGACAAGCCTGACTGCCAAGATTAACAAAGCGCTTGGTGAGGCAATAGGATAATAATATGAGAGAGTTTTATTTATTAAATGGTAAAGGCAATAGATATTCTCTGATGGATGTAAAACATTGGCTTCATGATCCTAGCAATCTTGGGGCCAATTTTAGCTCCAAATATGAGCAAGTCGGTGCCAATTTTATCAGAACGAAAAGAATCCCTTCACCTGACGATCCTAGTGGCGAGATATTATTCACAGGTGAAAATAAATACCAGGATTATTCGGATTTTATCAGGTTCGTATCAATTGAGCCATTAACCTTGATATATGTAAGTAGTGACGAATACAGGGCATCTGTTGATTTAGTTTCTATTGATAAATCAGAAATTAAAGAGGGAACGCTCGCTTGCACTATTAATTTCAAGAGATTGGGTAGATGGTACAAAAGGCACTACATATACAATGAAGGCGATATGACCGGCGGTAAAGTATACGATTACAATTATGATTATACTTACATTGATATGGAGCCTGAAACAGCAATCGTGCAGTCTGACAGCGGTTACGAATCACCAACACAGATTTCAATCTATGGACCTTGCCAGAATCCTATATGGAAGCACTATTTGAACAATGAGGTTGTCGGCACAGGAAGTGTTCAGGCAGACATCATTGACGGACACAGACTTGTCATTGATTGTACAAAGATTCCGTACACAGTACACGAATTGAACATTGATGGCGAGGTTGTCGAGGATTTGTATTCAAAGACTGATTTCACAGAAAAGAGATTCTTTTTCTTGGGATACGGCAAAAACAGAATCATTGTTGACCATGACGGAACAAACAAATTGAAGTTAGCAGTTGAGGCGCGTGTAGAATATGAGACTGTATAACATTGAAATATTCGATAAAACAATTGAATATAAGAGCAATTCAGTCATTGAAGAATTCAATTACAAGTATGATTATTTAGATCCTGAAAAGGTCAAGATTGAATTGCTTCCTGATGTTCAGGTCGCTGTCGGAGATTTCCTTCACATATTCAACGATGAAGCACGATACATTGGGATAGTTGAACAGATAAAGGACAAGGATGATGGAATAAAAGAAGTCACCTACATTGATGTAATGAGTCTGTTAGACATTCAGACGATTGTTGATGTTGAGTATATGACGGGAAGCCTTGAGCAGTACATAGCCGACAGAATCACAGAACTTTATATCAATAATCCTGACGAATTGATGAATCTTCCGTTGTCAGTTGAGACAACAACGCAGACAGAAGATTGGAGCATTGAAGCTGATGTGATGGCTGAAGAAGTCACAACATTGGCAGAAGTGAATATGTTTGATGACATAATTCTTCCAGCATTCAATTCATACGGAATCGTGTTAAGCTCTGAAATCGATTTGAACAATAAAAGAATAAATATAAGCATAGGCAAGAACACTTCAGATATAAGATATCTTGAAGCCGACTTGCCTAATATATTGTCTAAAAATGTTGTCATAAACAAGATTAAGAAACAGATAAACAAGGTAATCGTATTCAATCAGGATGATTATACAGACACTTTGACTTATTATCTGCATCCTGATGGAAGTTATGACACAGATAACAGAGAAAGACTTGTTCCTGTTGAGTATGAATACGCAGAAGCAAAGGAAGAAATCAAGAAAGAAAAGTCCGAGATTGAGGGCGAGGACGATATCGAAATTGTAATTCCTTTTGCAGATAAGGCAAATGAAAAGGCACAGGCAATATTCGAAAAGAATAAATATGACAATCTGATTGAAATTGAAATGTTTTCTGACGATGAATTAATCCGTCCTGATTCATTCAAGATAGGTCAGGAAGTTATGATTTTATCAGATGGAATTTTCTACAACAGCATTTACACAGGATGCGAAGTAAAAGACACAACATTGTTAATATTCGGGACTATCCGATTGGAATTGACAAAAATATTGAAAGGTAGGGTTTAAAAGATGGCAGAGTACATCAAAATGAAACAGGTTCCGGGCGGAACAGTCACATCAAAAGATGACAGAATCGTCTATGATGCGAATCTTCCTGATTCGGGAATAATCTACGGATGCGAGATATCATATATCGGTAACAATATGATTCATATTAATGCTGGATACGGAGTGATGAAGGGTGGACTTTTTGAGATTGAAGACCATACCGAGTATGTAGAATATGCAAAGTCAGGCTCGATTACGGGGCAGATTTATTTGCATTTTGATTTGTCTGCTGATGATAAGCTGACAATTGTCAAAGAGACAACAAATGACCTTCATCCAATGATTCAGGATGCACAGGCTAATTACACAAACGGAATATACGAAATGCAGCTATGTACATTCACAGCTACAGCAACAACTCTTGAGGATGTTACACAGACCTTTTCAATTGTTAATCTTGGAACGCTTGATACTCTTGAAGAGATTCAGGCAAATACTATTGGAGGAATGAAAGCTGGAGCGTTAGCTGTCAAACAGCTAAACAATAATTTAGGGGGATTACAGTTAAGGGTTAATTCTGGAAAACCAGAGTGGAAAGCGTCTGGTGCTGATACATGGAGCCCTTTTAACAGTTGCGAACTTGTTGGAACTTATCGAGATAATGCATCCATTGATATATCAAAATATCCAAATTCCACAATAGATAACTTTATTGTTGAACCAACAGAAAGCGTTGGAACATGGTCTAATTATTCAGTGTATCAAACGAATTCGTATTGGTCATATTTTGACATGGCAGTTAAAAGTATAACAGGTAATACATTAACAATAACTGCACCACAAGCACAAGTTGGACAAAGAGGATACAGAGACGGAAATATAGCTAAAATCCCTTACAATGTTTGGTATATTTCGAAATAACAACTAATATAGTTTCTGTCCTAATCTTAAAACACCTAATTTATTGTTTAGTAAAATTAACTCAAGAGCCGAAAGGCTCTTTTTTATTATCTTAAAGAAAGGAAAAATAAAAATGCTTATCTTAAAATTTAACGATTTAGAAAATGAGTATAAAGTTGATTTTACTCAAAATTCTGAAAACATAGTAACCATTCATTCGGTTAATGGTTATCTTCCAGTAAACACATCAGGCTTCATTCTCTCAAGAGAAGACGCATCTGACAGATGGGATTATTCAGCATATACAACTATATATCAGAAAGTTGATAATTTTACTTATCAGTATTCGAATGATGGTTCTGTATATGTTGTGCCAAAGATTGATGTAACAGTTCAAGCAATCTGGAATGACAGCGATAATGCATATGGAATTAGACCTGAAGAATTGACAGTTGAATTCTTAAATAATGGCAAGAAGTCATTTGACGATGTTTTGAAAAAAAAGAACAATTACACAATCGTGCATAAGGATAGATTGTCAAACAGAAAATTTTCTATCAATGCTCCTGACTTGCCGATTTATGAAAAAGCTGTTGACGGAACAACAGTCACATACACTATCAACGTGCCTTATCCAAGGCCAATCACGTTGGATGATGTAGCAGAATGCGTACTTAATCCGGATTCACCATTTAAGGCATTTATTTATGCTTCATATTGTGAAAACAACACAAAGAACTTTTATAAAGATGTTCCTGAAGAATGGCAGAATAAAGTTAAAGAAGTTATCGAAATGGATAAATTCATGGTTAACGAGGATGGAACTTGTTCACTTATGCCAATAAACATGATGTATTACAATGAGGTGAATAAATAATGGATGGAATATGGATTGCATTAATCACCGGAGCAGTAACCTTAATTACATCAATTACTTCATCAATACTTGTATTTAAGAGTGAAACAAAGAAGACTCAAGCCAATCAGGAAGAGAAACAACAGAAGCAGATTGACGATTTGAGGGAAATGCTTGTAGATCATAAAAAAGAATACATGAGCGAGATAGAAGAAGTAAAAGATTCAATCACGCAGATGCAAGCGGTATATCAGCAAAGTACAGCAATTATTAACTTAAAGATTGATTCATTAGAGAAGAAGCAAGACCAGCATAACGGATTGATTTCTCGAATGTACGGAGTTGAATCATCGCAGAAGCTGTTAGAAGAACAGCTCAAGGTATCTAACCATAGGTTGAGCGATGTCGAAGAGGAATTAAAGAAAAAATGAAAACAGACAAGACTTTAGACAGAGTGCTGATAATGTTGGCACTCTTTTTATTGTCTTTTATTGTGGCAATGATAGTTATTTACACAATAAAGGACTGGCCAATGGATACACTTATAACAATGGTTATGGGTGGCTCTGGAGTTGAAGTAATGGCCACAGCATTGATTACGATATTTAAGTACAAAAATAGGAAGGAAGAGAAGAACAATGACGAATGAGTTATTTATAAAAATAATAGGCGCAGTTATTACGATTATTGTTGCTATTATCACAGGAGTTGTTATTCCTATGATTAAGGCAAAATTGAATCAGACACAGCTTGAGAAGTTAGACTACTATTTGAATCTTGCAGTCAGATGCGCCAATCAAATCTTTACTCCGGAACAATGGGAAGCAAAGAAAAAGTATGTAACTTGCTACATCACAGATAAGGTAAACAATGTATTGAAGCTTTCACTTAATGCAGAAGATATTGATGTACTAATTGAAGGTTGCGTTAATCAAATAA